ATACTCCTGCAATCTCACCCATTTCCATTTTAATGAACTCAAGTAATTGTATATGTTGTTGGATATAATTACCAGTTTCCATATCAATTGCTCTACCACCTTGGGTATTCATAGAACCAGCTAATTTACCAGTAGCAGCACCATGATTTCCTTCTTTAAAGGAATCTATAACTGCAATCTTATTAACTACTGCAAAATGTAACCATTTATCTATTTCCCAGTTCTCTGGTACTTTAGCTAAATCTAGTTCAAATATTTTACCATAGTTTGTAGCAATAGCTTTATTTAATCTATCCCATAATACATCATATAAGTATTGATAGTTTTTACATCTATCAACTAATGATACAGCTTTACCTTGGTTAGTATTATATATTTGTCCAATAATTCCTGGATGACAATATGATGGATTACTAATCTTATTATATTGTACTTGTCTAGGTCGCATATTAAGATAAATCTCTTTACCAATTTTAGTACCTTCCCACCATTCATTAACCCATAAGTCTTCTACTTCTTCACCCATATCCTTATTAGGGATATATTCTTCAGACATTATTTTAGATTCTTCTTCACCAAATTCAGTATAGTATTTTACTTTTTTTACTTTCTTTAATGATTTCCAATATACTCTAAATACTCTAATATTACCATTCTCATCAGTAAAGTCAGAACTAAAGTAATGACCATTGATTTCAGCAATATTAAACATTGCATCCATAGAACTATCAAAACCTAAACCAACACCATCTCTTAATAGAGTATGATTCTGATCATCATCAGAATAACTACCACCAGACTTAGTAGTAGTATAATCCATAATATAATCTATGTCTTCAGGTTTTAATTGATCGTGAAAATAATCTACAATCTTTCCAGGACTCCAATGGTCTTCTAATATAATTATAGAAGAATCTTCAATTCTATCTGAATTACCAGACCTAATTGCATGAACTTTTAGAGGGTTAAGTTTATCTAATGTAGGTTCTGAATGAACTATATCAACTTGATATATTTCTTCTGCCATAATTAGAGCATCTTTAAACCCTAATATAAATTTATTTTGAAACTCTTGTTCTGCCCAATAATGACGAAGAATTTGATTAGCCATTTTTTCACGAATATCTTGCCAATCATATTTCATATAATCTTCAAGTTCCTTTAATTTGGCATTTAATTCTTCTTCTTGATAATTACTTTGTAAATATTCACTAATTCGTTGGAATAAAATAGCTTTTTTATCTTCTTCTTTTTTACTTATTGCGTCTTGATTAGTTACAATAACTTTCCAATCAAATCGTCTTTTAATTTCTTCACCTACTAGTAAATCTATTTTAGGAACTAATATAGGGTGATGAGGTATATTGTCAGGAATAAATGATGCATCCATATGAAATGGATTAATTACATCAGTTAAATCTCTAACATCTACAATACCATTATATAAATTAAGATTTATTACTTTATTTTTAATATCTTTACGTACAGATTCATTATGATAGAACGAATGTTTATCAGCATGATCTATATTATCTATCCTCCAATCTTTATTCTTTTTAGAATAAGCTAATCTTTGAGGAGGAAGCGTTAAATTATTTATTTTTGCCATATTAATTTCTTAAACCTGTAAATATAATATATTTTAACATTAAATACAAGTGGTTAATTTAAAACTTTATCTTTTTTTTCAGTAACTAATAGCTATTCTTTTGTAAACTCCATATTAGGTTTTTCTATTCCTTTATTAAAATTTCTACTAAAGAATGGGTCATTAGAAAGTGATTTAATTGGTTTACCATCATTTAATTTAGCAGAAGCAGTTCTTTTAACTCTATCTTCTCTTAATATAAATAACATAATACCTGCTGATACCCTATCAAAGTTACCATCAGAATTCCACTTAATACATTCTTCTATATAAGCTAATCCTCTTAGTCGATGTAAATTTAATCTTTCATCATCATCATCACCGTGAGCTTTAGTTAACATCCAGTCTGCTTGTAGTAATCTACCCCAAGCATTTATTTGTGCATTAGCATGTGTTCCTTTTGCTTTATTTCCATATAGATTAGTAGCTTTTACCATATCCATATCTTTTAGAATTTGTGGAACATCTGCTAAGTAATGTAAGTTATTAGATTTATCAAAATAACTAAACAAACCTTTTAAGTTACTCTCATAATTAGCCTCAGCATTATAAAACTTTAATGTTCTTAATGCAATTTCATAAGCTTGATTAGCTGTTCTAGGTCTACCTGAATATTCTGCTACAATTCTATCAGTAAATGTATCCATCACTAAGATACTAAATAAAGATCCACCAGTATCAGAATCAATAGGGTCAATCCCTGCAATATATCTACCACGAATTACTAACCCATCTGCAGTCCTACGAGGCATTTCAAATATCTCTAAACAACCTGTTCTATCACCACTTCCACTATCATAAGTTCTTAATGGGAATCTATCTGCAGTTGGTTTCCAACTTATACTATTATCTGAATTATATATTAAATCACCTACATAATGTTCTGCAAGAAAAGCTTCTCTTCTTACTGATATTTGTTCTATATGTTCTTTTAAATCTGATACAGGAAATACTGTTCCTTCAGTACGCATTACAGCTTCTTGTGGAGTTATACATTCCTCAGCTTTTTTCTGTGTAATAGCTCTTGAATCGGATGAACTATATTTAACCAAGTATCTATCTTTACATACTTCAATTAAAGCTTTTATGACATTTGATTCTCCAGAAGCTGAATCATAACAATTATGTCTATTTAAATATGCCCCCCAAAAGAATCCACATTCAGTTTCTCCATTTGTATTCTTATCATATACATTTGTTATACCATAAATATTATATGCACTAGGATTATAGAATAGTTTTTCAGATCCTTCAAATGAAGCTCCTTCTGTACCACCTGTTCCACCTGCAAGCATAAACCCAAAGGTTACACCCCCATCTTCCACTGCTTTTCTATTTACGTTCCAAGCTTTCTCGAGATTAGGAAATAAACCATCTTCTTCATAATGAATAAGTGGACCCCTAACACCCCTTGCTTTATCAGGATTATCTTTTAAGGATATACCAAATACAGATGATAATAAACCATGTCTACCACCATACTCATCTTCATACCCTAATTGGACTTCCATAGCTCTCTTACCATCCACTAACCTCATCCTAGGTAATGGTGTATTATCAGCTATCCAGTCTAATGTATCTAATACTTTACCCCATATACCTTTATCACCAGATAAAAATGTCTTCTCAGATGCTAGATGGAAATTTGGGTTACCAGTTCCAGGATATACATACATATTTCTAGGACTCCACGAACCAGTTTTAAAACTAAATCCAACACCCCTTGTCTTTAAAAGTTTTCCATGTTTACCTTCTTCTTTAGCAGCAAATACATAATGAAAGAATAAGTAATCTCCAGACCATGGTTTAGGAAACTCCTTTACCCTTTCACCTTTCTTATTACCTTTAGTTCCTTCTGCTTTCTCTACTAACCATATAGGAGCATAGTTCCAATAGAAATATAATTCACCAGGAATCCATTCGCCATCATCTCTAACTAAACCATGTTTCCATTTATATAACTCATCTCTCCAGAATTGTGCATACTCAGATTTAGGGTTACCATTTGGAATTATATTAGTATACTTACCAGTCTTATCAAAAAATATGGCTCTCTCTCGAAAGAAATCCATATTCTCTAATATATGTGGTTTAGTAATATCTATCTTCTTTCTACCATCCTCATATGGAACTTCCTCTCCATCATCATTCTTATATGTTAATACTGGTCTGTCTTTAATAAAACCTCGTTCTTCTTCTGGTGCTATTAAATTTTGTATAAACTTTACTGTTGAAATATATTCTAATACATCGTTCCAAACTTCCAATGGCAGAGAAGCTTTTAACTCATCTGTCAAAGGTGTTTGAAATCTATTGAATTTTATATCCATAAACGTTCATCTAATACTATAGCTTCAGTGCTTAAAATAGTTTTAGCTACAGATACTGCATTTTGTAATGCACATCTAGTAACTTTTAATGGGTCTAATATATTCTGTTCAAACATGTTAATATCTGGATTTAATATATCAGTTCCAAATATCTTTTTATATGGAGATAATAAACATACATCAAATGGATATATATGCTCTTCTAAGCTTCTAATAGTTTTAAATAATGCTACACCTCCACCTTCGACAATACCCTCCTCTAAAGCGCACTGTACAGATAATACAGCATCATCTATTCTATCCTTTCGTTCTTTCATTTCAAGTTCAGAATTACCACCTACTTTTATGATAGCAATTTTACCCATTAGATTTTCAATACGTTCATTCATTAAAGTCTTTTCTCCACCATCTTCTAATGTTTTATAAGTTGACTTTAAATCTTGTAATCTTTTAACTGATAAATCTTGTTTACTAGTAAAGATTGATTTATCTCTTCCTATATGGATACTTTCTAATTTACCTAATACTTTTAAATCTGTATATTTTGTATTAGGATTTAGAAGAACTGCATCTGTATATATAGCTAAATCTTCCATTAGGTTCTTTCTGTGTCCAGCAAATCCTGGTGATTTAACTAATGCAACCTTTAATGCGTTCCTATTATAATTATCTTTTAATACACTTATAATTTCTTCTGAGAAATAGTCAGCAACAATAACTATAGGATTTTCTTTTATTTGTAGTAATAACTTAGATATATCTTCTAGTTTAGTGAGTTTACCATTTATTAACATTACATATGGTTCATCATATATAATAGTTTGTTCACTTCCTTTATTAACAAAAGCATTATCAATATATCCTGTTTTAAGTTCCATTCCACTAATAGTAATTAAAACATCATCACTACTATTACCTTCTTCTACTTTAACTATGTCAGAATGGTTATAAGCTTTCTGTATTAATTTACCAATCTTCTTATCATTATTTGCAGAGATAGTAGCAACATCTATAATATTAAGTTTCTTTAATTCTTTAGAAGACTCTATTAATTTTTCTATAATCTCTTCTTCTAAACTATTTAATGATTCTTTTAAAGTATTATATGGTACACCAACTTCTAATAAGTCAAAACCCTTCTTTATAAAAGCTTGTGCTAAGCAAATAGATGTAGTAGTTCCGTCACCAGCTTCTTCTACAGTCTTTTGTGCTACTTGTTTTAATAATGTAGCAGCTATATTTTCTATAGGATCTGATAGTTTAACATAATTAGAAACAGATACACCATCTTTAGTTATATAAGGTTCTCCATAACCATCTGCAATAATAACAGTACTGCCATTAGGACCTAATGTAGATACAACAACATTTGCTAATTTATTAACACCAGACATCAGTTTAGTTTTTAATTCTTTACCAATTTTTATTTCTTTACTATATTCAATCATAATATTATCTTTCAATTAAACCGTCTTCAAAAGTGTTAAACTTTTTACTACCTTTTTTCTTATTATCATTATCTAACTGTTCTTTAATAACTTCTTTATAAGCAGCTTTTAAATCTGCCATTAATTTAGGTACTTTCTGAACAGCCATTGTAATCTTACTAATATCTATTGTAGGTTTACCATAATTATCTCTTTCAGCTAACAATGCAGCTGTATGTTCTAAATAATCACCTATATCTGAAGCAGATTGTAATGATTGTGCATATAGTTTTTCAATTACTGTTTGACTAAGTTTTTTATATAATTCAATAGCATCTTTTACTAAATTATCAACTTCCCAAGTAGGACCCAACTCTGTTATATCATGTTTAAGTTCTTCTATTCGTTTGTCTTCAGGCATCATTAAATAATCAGACTTAATATCACAAAAATAAAATATAAATAATACCTCAGCATTAGCTCTAATTTTATCTTTTGTTTTATCTCTTTGTAATAACTTATTAAACGCAGAAAGTCCCCAAATTTCTTCGGAGACTACTAACGTCCAATTTTCCATTTGGAATAGTTTCATTATTTTTCCTTTTTTGGACCAATTGCCTCTACTTCTTTAGAAGCATTTTGTTCCTGTTCAAATCTTAAAATTGTATCTAATGCAACATTAATTATTGATACATCTTTTGTAGTTTTAAATGTTCCTGAACCTACAGCAATATTAATTGCCTGTGTCAGTACTTCGAGTGCTTGTTTTAATTCCATCTTATTTATTATTATCTATTATCTATTGCTTTTACTATACTATCATTAATTAATGCATACATTCTACCATTAATTTCAATTGGATCAATTTTAATCCTACTAACCTTTTCATAAGCATTAGTTTCAGATGCAGTATATTCCATCATTCTTTCTAAATCTAATAGAACAGCATCACCTTCTTTATAGTCTTTTATAAAACTACCAATAGCCATTACATATTGTTTTTCAGAAAAAGAATTATTACTTAATACTAAATCACCATCTGGCTCATCTACATTAACACTAATGATTAATCTATTTTTTAAAGGTTTTACAGGGAAGTTCTCAATTAGTTTTAATACTTCTTTCTTTGTTAAATTACTCACTTCTTCCATTTCGTTTATTCTTATTTAAATTTATAATATTTTCTTTTTGTTTATTCCTTCTATTTATTAGAGGAAAACTTATATATAATCTACCAAATCCTTTGTACAAGAAATTAGTCTTTAATTTACCTAATTCTTCTTCTGTACTAATATCACTTAAATTTAATTCCTTAAAGGTATTAAATGTAAATTCACCTGGTGACTCTACTAGTTCTTTGATTATGCTATCTGATAGATTATATTTAAGTCCTAACCTATGTATAATTTTATTAATCTTAATCTCATCTATTTTAGTCATGTATAATATTAAAATTAAAAATTATCTTAAATGCTTTACTATTTTGTTCTAACTCTGGTATAAAGGTTGAGATAATTTTATTATTCTTAATAATACCATCCTTCCTAAGTTTACTTAATATATTTTGTAATACAGCATCTTTAATATTTAGTTGATTCTTTACTTCTTGTCGTGTATCATAATCAAATACTACTTTCCATAATATTTTATTATTAGATATCTCTTTTTGATACTTATAATGATAATATAGAAATAATCCTAAAACCTGTTTCTGTTGTTTAGTAAGATTATGAAAAGCACTAGTTATATCTAACCACCTAGTAAATAAATCCTTTAGATGTATATTTATATTGGCTTGTTTTATATTTTTCATTATTCCTTTTCTATATATTCTAAATAATCATGTATATTATTATATATTTCTATATCATTAACTGAACCACATCTCATACAAATATCATTATCGGCTTCATCATTCTCTATATGAAGACTATTACAATACTTACAAGCAGCAACTGGTAATTCATCATAATCTCGTTTGCTATTTTCCATATCTTTTATTCTAGTTTTTATATCTATTATATATTCAGTATCATAGACAGGAAATGGAGACATTAGATTATAATATTCCAGATGGTCTACTAGTTGTTTAAGTATTGTTATTATCTTTAGGTTCATCTTTACGTACATTTAATTCTACAATCCATTTTTGATTGTTAGGGTTCTCTATTATCTTTATATCATATGAATAATGATCATAATCATTCATAAATTTAGACATTGTTTTTTTAAAAGCTTCTATATCATCTAATACTTCTACTATATTTTCTTTTTCAATTATATATGTATTATTCATTTATCTCTATCTTGTATAAATTCCAAGCTTCTTCGCTCATCAAATCAGGAAACCTTTCACCATTATTACAGGACTTATTTACAAAGTGTTTTCCTATTGGATTACAACCACAATGAATACATCCTCCCTGTGGTATACAATCATCCTTACATTTTTCATGCCTATAGGCTACCTGCTCTTGAATATAAGCAGGTAATCCTATTAGTTTATCGTAAGCCTCCTTTGAGGTTCCTTCTATAAAAGAAGCAATATTACTTATCGTTATTTTTGGCATCTTTTCTTCTTTGTAATTTTCCTAATAATAAAAGTTTTTCTAAACCATCTAGTTTAAGTTCTGTATGTCTAGAAGCTATTTCTAGAATGTTATCTTCATCCCATTCTTCGTCTGCCAAATCAATAGCAGTAGCAACCTCTTCTAATTCATCCATAATCTTATAGACAGCTTTCATTCGTTTCTTAACTTCTCGTTTACCTTCACGAACTTGTTCTCTCTTACCTGTTTTACTAAAATTACTCATTATAGTTTTTAATTAATTTATTATAATCTTCTCTTGTTAATACTACACAATTTAATTTAAAAGTAACTAAAGAACTCTCATTCTCAGGATAGTCTTGGTTACTTGATACTAATGAATCAACTAAATACTCAGTTGCTTCATCCATTACTTTCTTTTTATAAGAATGCATATCACTCTTACTTATCACACCATTATTAGTTGGTATTCTATAGTCTTTTATAATTGCTATAGTATTTACTTTATCTTCAATAATCATTTCTATTTCTTTAATCATATATGTTTGTTTTAACTTCACTGTTATAATATTCTCCATTTCGCATTGTTAGTACATCTCTTATCCATTTATTCTTATGTCTTACAAATATCTGTATAATCTTATCGTTGTTCGGACCATAATCTAAAGACACATTGATATCAGTTAAGATATTCCCTCTATACTTATGTGTATAGTAATGTTGTCTATTAAATATGCTAGTAAGATTATTAACTAAGTCTTGCTTAATTTCAAGATACTTATTAAACACATCATTTTCAATATTATTACTCATTTTTCTTATTATTTCTATTTATTTATGCAAAGGTACGAAATATTTTTGACATATCCTAATTATTTTGTATTTATTTTTGATAAAAATCATAATCATGTATTACAACATGTTCTTTTTCGTCTCCAAATTGCCATTTACCATCAAAAGGTTCAAACCATTCTACTGTCCAAGTACTATCGTTATATATGTGTTTAATAAAATTCATTATAGTATATTTAATTGTTTTAGTAGGACTTTTAGTTCTGATTTGTTTTTGATAATCCCTCTAAATATAACATCATTTTCCTCTCCTCGTTTACCTGATATACTTATATCTTTATAAGGTTCAGTTCTATGCATCCATTTAAAGTCTATAACTACTTGTGTCCAGTATCCTAACTTTCCAGGTGCATTTATAGTAAACCAATTATTTGACGTTTCAACAAACCCTAAACTCTCAATATCTTCTTTATCTAAGTATTTAACTCTATAAGATAAACCAAGATCTTCATTAGTTATTAATTGATCTATTATATAAGCTCCACCTTCTTTTATTGTATACTTATACCAACTTAGAGACGAACCACCTTCGTTTATATCCTCTTGTTCATATTCAAATCCAATATGAAATTCTTCTATAGAAGGTGTGTAATATTTATCTACCATTATATTATACTTATTTTAGTTTCTAAGATTAATCTTGGATTTAGTTGGTGTAAAGCAGCTATCTCCTGTAACACTTGTTGTATATTATAACCAAAGTATTGTAGGTTATTAAACTCAATTAACTTATCAGTATTATCGAACCATCTAATAAGGTATTTATTATCTGCTTGTTTAGTTCTACTACTAACAATTATGTTAACCTTAATTGGTATCATTAATTCTATTTGTTCTTGCACTATTTAGATGATTTATTTTATACCTTTTTCAAAAGTAACATAAGTAATATACTTATCTTCTTCAAACTCTATTTCTACTTTACCTTGATCAGATACAGCAAATTTTATATTGTCGTTTATACCTTGTAATTCTTTTTCTCTTAATACTAACATTTCCATAAAATCACTTGGTACTCTAGTTTTTTGCACTAACTCTGCAACCAATTCTACTACTTTTTTAAATTTCATTTTTTATTGTTTTAAATTATTCTACAAAGGTACAAAAAATAATTGACATATGCAAGTATTTATAGCTATTTCTTTAAAAAAAATTTTTTTGGTAACTAAAATATTTTTATTTTGGATGGGAATGTGGTATAATATAATAATCAACCCCCACTCTTTTTTAGTTTTGCGGGTATCCCCGTGGGTTTGTGAATATTTCCAAACTCTATTTTTAAATTCATTCCTTATGAAAATTATTATAAATGAAGCAACAGGATTAAGAGAGTTAGTTATCAATGCAGTTTTGAAAGCTGTTGGAACTGAAATCAGAACTACTAAACCAACAGAGAAACATCCAGAGGGTGCTAAGTTCCGTTGGTGTGAGGTAGCAGTGACCTACCCTAATGGTAGTGTTAAGACAGTAGATAGTACTATTTGGGACAAGTCCTTAACATCACTACCTGATGCTTTTGAGGTAGGTAAAGAGATTTCACTTACTACACAGTTAGAGGGTGACGGTGCTGGTTATTCAAAGGTAGGTTTACCAACACTAAGACGTGTTGATTTGACAGCTTTTGATTTAAGCACTGTTGAAGCACCTGAAATGGTTAGTGAGGATTTACAAGTTGAGGCATAATATATAATGGCATATAGGCACTAACGTGTCTATATGTCTATATATCTTTATACTTATAATATTGTATGTCTATTTCCATTTGCAAGTTGTCTATAATAACCCTGAGAATTATATAGTATGATGATGACTCATTCATGCGTATAATATGGGTTATTTTAGACATAACTTGTTAGGTTGTAATAGTTTGGAGTGGTTGTGATAGTGGTACTATACCATTACCCATCTATTCCAAACTTTAACAATCTATTTTACAATACATTCTAATTAATTATATAGCTATTATTTATTAAGACAACTAGGAGTCTATAAAATAACCTCTGATGAGACTAGATGAAATACTATTAAGTATTAGGTTTAATTTAAAAATATAATATTATGAAATTTATTAAAACAGTAACAGTAACAACAACAACAGACAAAGAAATATCATTCATAGAAGCTAGAGAGCTTTTAAAATGGACAACCTCAACAAGAGCTGAATTATTATTACCTAATATGACAGATAATCATATTGAAAATGTAATATCAATATTATCTGGATATAAATTAGGAGATTCTAATAAATCAATGAATCGTCTTTATACTAATAGAGAGTGGATTCAAATATTTCAAAAAGAATTACTATTTAGAGGAGCAACAAGAAGATTATTAAGTCTTAGTTCTATTACTAATAAATTTTAAACAATATTAATTAAACCTGACTAGAGATAGCATCAAAGGTCAGGTTAAATATCTTTTAATTATGAAACCAATAACAACATTACCTTTAAGATGGGATGCATTAGAAACAGAAGCTCTAATACAATTAAGAAATTCTAATCATACTCCAGCTGAAATAGTTATAGCATTAAATAAAAAGTTTAATACAAATCGTACAAAATCAGCTATTAGTAAAAAAATAGAATTATTATTTAAAGCTAGATGGACACAAGAATTAGATAAAATAATTATTAAATATGTACAATCTTTTCCTTTAAATTTGCAACATGCATTTGTTTTAGCAAGTAAAGATTTAAATATTAGTAAATTATCAATTCAAGGTAGATATTATGCTTTTATTAGAATAAATTATAATGTATTAACTACTGGTTCTCTTAAAACTGGATTTAGTAATAATATAAAAAATTTATCACGTAAAAGTAATAAATTACCAGATCAAAAATTAAACACTGTTATGTGGTTAATGAAACAAATATTGGAATTACCAAAAGAAGAAAGAGAAAAAATTAAATCATTTTTAAAAGATTAAACTATGGATGTAAAAATATCATTATTTGGAATTATAGTATTAATTATTATATTAAATACTATCTTAGATCATTTATTTAATTGGTTTATCAGAGATTTAGAAGCTGAAGTTTTTTTCATTTTTTTATATATTGGTAAAATGATTTTATTATTATTAATACTTAATTATTACATAAACACTTAACTTATAAAATTATGAGACCAAGAATACAATATCAAAGTATCTCAGAAAAAATATGGGATAGAAAGAAAGAATTAGCCAAAGACATAATGTCTGAATTAGGATGCTCAATGACTCGAGCACTAAAACAGGTAGAATTTGGTTTAGAACTAAGTAGAGTATAATGAAAAAGGGAATAATTATTAGAAAAGGCTCAATTACCTTCAATGGTTTTTGGGCTTATCTAATGTACTTCAATTTAATTATGTGGAGTATATTATCACTATTAGTATTTATCGAAATTATTAACTTTTTATTTAAAACAATATAATTATGTTACAAGAATATTATCTTACAATTGGTATAGTAGTAGCTATACTATTTTTTAATATTGTATTATTAAATTTAACATTTGATTTTACAAGATATCAAATATTTACAGGATTTATTAAAATACATGATGATAATGATAAATTTGCAGCAGCAGTTATATCATTACTCACATCAATATTTTTAGCATTTATATGGATTATATTTGTACCATTTTTATTATTATATATTATAATTAAACTTATTACAAGTATTAATTATAAATATATGTGGAAAGAAATAGGATTATGGGGACATGCTGCTAGATTAGCAAGAGATAATCAATATAATAAGCAATAGTTATGAAAAGATATAGATTAATTCAAACATATCCAGGTAGTCCTGAGTTAAATACTACTGTAATAGGACAAGATTGTAATTACTTTAGATATGAAATAGAAAATACACCTGTAACACAGCCAAGTATTGCTAAATCTGATATTGAAAATCATCCTAATTTTTGGGAAGATATTACA